AACGTCCTCTACATCACTCTCGAAATGGCAGAGGAAAAGATTGCGGAGAGGATTGATGCTAACTTACTTAATGTCAATATACAAGATATAATAGATCTACCTAAACCTATGTTTGATACTAAGGTAGAGGCACTGTCTAAAAAAACTCAGGGTACTCTTATTATTAAGGAGTACCCTACTGCTTCAGCACACTCTGGACATTTTAAAGGATTGCTTAATGAACTTGCCTTGAAAAAATCCTTTAGACCTGATATAATATTTGTAGATTACTTAAATATCTGTGCTTCTTCTAGGTACAGAGCTAATTCTAATGTCAACTCTTACTCGTATATCAAAGCAATTGCAGAAGAGCTTCGTGGACTTGCCGTGGAAGCAAATGTTCCAATACTTAGTGCGACACAGACGACCCGTAGCGGGTATTCTTCTTCTGATGTTGATCTCACCGATACCAGTGAATCCTTTGGTTTACCTGCTACTGCTGATCTTATGTTTGCCCTCATCTCGACGGAGGAGTTGGAAGGATTAAATCAGATACTAGTTAAGCAATTGAAGAATAGATATAATGATCCTACTGTAAGAAAAAGATTTGTGGTGGGTATTGATAGAGCAAAGATGAGATTATATGATTGTGAACAGAATGCACAGGAAGGCATGGTTGACAATAAAGAATCAGAAGAGTATAATGCTAAGGAAGAAAAACTTAAAAAATCCTTTGATGGATTTAAATTTTAAATGAAAACACTTCTAGCAACTTTATTTTTAATAAGTTCTACTCCTGTGTTAGCTGATGAGTATCAAGAAGGATATGCAGCTAGTAGGAGTTGCTTTAAGACAGAGTATAGAGAAGAGTATATACCAGGTACAGCAGATAGTCCTGGATATGTACAGTCCTTCCATGAAACTTCTGAAGTTCCTTGTAAGTATGATAAAGAATCTTTGAGGAATGGTGGATATACTCGTAAGACTACAATACAATATGATAACAATGATTGTAGTGATGGTAAGATGGCAGGTGCATTAGTAGGTGGTGGACTTGGTGCTGCTATCTCAAGAGGGGATGGACGCTGGTGGGCAATCCCATTAGGTGCTGTTCTTGGTAGTCGTATTGGATGTGAGGTTGAAGGAGGTTAATTATGTCTGTTGATACTAAAAAATATCTTGAGTTTGTAGAAGGTGTAACTAGTGATGAGAGTCTTCACTATGCAGCACTAGTCAGTAGAATGAGCAAGTTGGAACTAGAAGATGATTGTAATATCTCTCAGTTATTAACTGCTGCTCTTGGATTAACTGCTGAGTCTGGTGAGTTTACTGAGATAGTTAAGAAGATTATCTTACAGGGTAAACCATACAATGAAGATAATGTCTTTCATATGAAGAGAGAGTTGGGGGATATCTGCTGGTACATTTCTCAAGCATGTATGGCACTTGATACTTCCTTCGATGAGATCATTGAGATGAATGTAGATAAGTTAAAGAAGAGATATCCAGGTGGAGAGTTTGATGTAAGTAAGTCCGAGAATAGAAAGGAAGGTGATATCTAAATAATTAGAAAAGGGATATGGCAGTTCAGACAGCAAAATTTGAAGCAGCCACAATAACTACTTTTTATTATGCTATAGAGAAAGGATCTAATTTATCTCCTAATGGTAATGAAGATTTGAGAGAAGCTATGGAAAAAGAATATCCAGGTATTCCTGAAGCTTGGTATCTTTCTGCATTAAAAGATGCTCAAGAATTATTAAAATATCTAGGATATTCTGAGGGTAATAGAGATAATAGTTGGAAGTATGCTCATTTTGATGGTGAGACTCAAGTTATTCCTCGTGGAGATACTACAGATGTAATTAATTACATTTGGGATTCTTTTGATAAAAAACAGAAAGATGTATTTAAAGGTAAAAAAGATTCTTGGAATACTGCTGATGTTTATATGGTAAAAAAATCAGATGAAGATAAAATTAAAAGAAATGTTAATAATCTTATTGGAGAATTTAAAGATTTGGAACCTTCTCTTTTAATAGGGACAGTTAATTCATATATGGGAGATCTTCTTAAAAAGAAAATTTTACTTCCAATTTCTTTAAAAGCACCTACACCAAATGCTGCTGTAAAGATAACTGAGACTAATGTATATACTGATACTGATGCCTTAAAGGGTGCTGTTGGAAAAATACTTACTCCTCTTTATACAAATATGGCTCTTAAAGATGTTGATAAAGGAAAGAAATCTTTTGATACGAACTCGCTTACTTTTGATGCAGAATTTGAATCTGGTAATATAAAAAAGATATATTCTTATGAAAGTAAACAATCAAGTGTAGAGAATCATGCTACAGAACCAAGAGATAAAGTTTTAAATCTCAATACTAAAAAATATATAAAAGCAAAAGCTAGGAATGGAGCTATTCCTGCTCCTAAAATGGCAGAGTTGGTTAAGGAATATACTAAAGAAAAAATTAATCACAATATTCCTATAAGGGGTGGTTTTAGTTCTGCTCAAATATCTTATTGGAAAAAATATATTAAAGATATAGTATCAAAAAAAGATAAAAATGTTCCTGTAAATTTAGGGAAGATGAGTATAGATGGAAAAAAATTATCACCAGAAAATTTTATAGAACAATCAATTTCTTTAGATGAAGGTAAGGCTGGTGGTAAAAATTATGATCAACAATTGAGAGGAAAGTTGAGAATTCTTAGGTATATTAAAATGTTTTTGATGGCTAGTAAATCTAAAAAATTACCAGAGTTGATAACAAAGGTTTATTTTACTTCTTCTAAAATAAATTTTAAAGAGGATGATCTTGGTGGACCCTTTATAAAAATCCAATAGTATGCTATAATACCCTTATGATTGATTTAAGAATTGGCGATTGCATCGAGTTAGCAGAAGATCTTGAAGAAGATTCTATCGATTGCACAGTAACTTCACCACCATATAACAAGCAAAAGATTGGTGGTGGATTGTTTCGTAAAATTGAATACAAAGATTTTGATGACTCCTTACCAGAGGATGTATATCAGCAAAAGCAGATAGAACTTCTTAATGTTTTGTATGATAAGACTAAAGAAGGTGGTTCTTTATTCTATAACCATAAAGTTAGGTACTTAAATGGTGATGCTACATCTCCTTGGCAGTGGTTAAGTGAGACTAAGTGGCACATTAGAGAGGAGATTATATGGAACAGAGGAAGTGGTCCTGAGATATCTGGATATAGATTTACACAGATAGATGAAAGAGTATTTTGGTTATGTAAAGGTCCCAGTCGTCCCAAACTACCCAGAAGGTCAGTAAATTATGGTAGTGTCTGGAAGTTTGGACCTGAAATGAAGAATCCTCACCCTGCTCCATACCCAATTATCCTTCCATTGAGATGTATTCAAGCAGTAATGGATGAACCTGGTGTAGTTTTAGATCCTTATAGTGGTTCTGGTACTACAGGACTAGCAGCAAAACTACTTGGACATGATTATATTGGGTTTGATTTGTCTAAAGAGTATCATGATATGGCAAGAGAAAGGTTTGAAACTCCATCAGAAAATGATTTGAAGAAGTTTAGAGAGGAGTGTGGTGTAGGTGTAGAAAATAGTATGGATGTATTCAATATTGCATCTTCATAAATACTTTATAAGAAATGGTATCATAACTTATAAATGAAAGGATTTGGTGACTTTTTTTCTGAAGCAAGAACTTCTCAAGCATCAGAAAAAGCAAAGAAATTAGGTCTTAAAGGTGACGGCCATGGAGGCTGGTACGATAGATCAGGTGAATTTATAGCGAAGACAGAGAAAGGAGACTTAAAATTCTATACTAAGGGTCAGCGTCCAGGTAAGGATGTTCCAAATCCAGCGCAGAAGAAAGCAGAACCAGCACCACAGATTAAAGCAAAGGCTACCACTGTTACAGGTCAGTCAGTAGCTGCAGCAGCACCACCTGAACAGCAAAAAGCAGGTGCAAAAGGTGAAGAAGAGAAGACAAAACGTGGTTCAGATGCATTAACATTGGTATTTGGTAGGTTTAATCCACCTACTACAGGACATAAGAAGCTATTAGATACAGCAAAAGGCATATCAGGTGAGAATGATTTTAGAATTTATCCTTCTAGAAGCCATGACCCTAAGAAAAATCCCTTAGATCCAGGCACGAAGATTAAATTTATGAAGAAGATGTTTGCGGATTATGAGGAAGAGATAGTTAATGAAAAGGACATGAAGACTATCTTCGATGTCCTTATGACTGCACAAGAAGAAGGGTATAAAGAGATAACAATAGTAGTTGGGTCTGATAGATTGGGTGAATTTAAGAACCTTGCTACCAAATATAATGGAGATCTATATGATTTTGAGAGTATTGCTGTAGTTCCAGGTGGAACTAGGGACTCTGATGCTGAAGGAGTGGAGGGAATGTCTGCTTCTAAGATAAGAAAAGCAGTTAAAGATGATGATAGGAAGGCATTTGAAAGAGGAGTTCCTTCAGCATTGGGTAAAGAAGAGATTAATAATCTTTGGAATGAGTTGAAAAGGTCTATGGGTATGAGTGTTACTACTGATAAGAAAGATGCTAAAGAATCCTTTGAATTATGGGAAATAGCACCAAGTTTTGACTATTTGGGACTTAGAGAGAAGTATTACAACAAAGAAATCTTTAAAAGAGGTGATTTAGTAGAGAGTTTGCATACTGGATTGGTAGGTAAAGTTACTAGAAGGGGTGCAAATCACTTGATTTGTGTCACAGAAAATGGTATTATGTTTAAATCTTGGATAAAAGATGTATCCGAGGCATATACAGAGAAGAAAAAGGATACAATAGATAGACTTCCTGGTAAACCAAATACTTTAATAGGAACTAAAGGTTATTTAAAGTACGCAGAGAAGATGACTCCTGGTTCATCCTATGGAAAAGAATTTATAAATAAGTATAAGGCTAAAAAGTAGTAGATTTTTACCATGGCTATAGAAACAAAGCAACTTACTGCACTTTCGAATGTATATTTGGAAGCTGTTTATGGAGGTGCTAAAAAAGAAGCACCAAAAGACAATAGATTAGTGGTTACTGCTGCTGATAAGAAAGCAAATACAAAGGCATATCAGAATTATAAGTCAGGTAATAAGGCATATAAGGCTGCTGATCATTTAAAGGATGATAAGGACTGGGGTTATGATAAGAAAGGTAACTCTCTTAACCCAGTAGATAAGATGAAGAAAGAGCGTAAGAAGGATGAGTTATTTGGTGCTCCTAAGACTAAAAAAGAATCTTTTTCTAATTGGAGAGAGGATTTGAAGGAGGTTCCTAACTATGAACAGATTCCTATATCAGCTAAGGATAGAAATGAAAAGATTACAGAGAAGAAAGTTAAGAATACTATAAAGATTAACCCTGAAATGAAAGAGGAAGCTCAAGTAATTTCAGAAAAGGAAGTAGATGTAAAGGATACACGTAGAACAGTGGATGCTATTAGAGCATATGATAAGTCTAAGGATGCATCTAGAGATGCTACCTACGACAGTGATCATGGTAAGAAAGGGAAAGCTAAGAAAGAGAAAGAGTATGCTAAAAAGGAAAGAGGTGAGATAGATAAGGACGATCCTAACTGGAAGAAGAAAAAGTATCACACTGGTATGCATGGTGAGTCTTATGAAGCAACTAAGACTAAGGAAGTCATGGGTGCTTTGAAGAAAAGAGATCTTAAGACATCAGTTAAGAAGAAGATTGCTGCTGATATTGTTAAGAGAAAGGGTGACACTAGTAAGTCTGATGACAGATATGCATATGAGAGTAAGTTATGGGATCAGGTTGCTGAGAACTTAATTGAATTGGGTTTAGATGAAGGACAACTTAAGAAAGAACTAAAGGATCTTAAGAAAGCTTCTGAAACTGGTAAAGGTAAGTATGTAGCTAAGGCAGATAAAGTTGAATCATGAAAACCTTTAGTCAGTTCTTAGATACTCCTATAGAGGAGGATAAGAAGTGGATACAAAAGGCCACTAAGAATATGAGAAAAGATAAACCTTGCACTGGGGAGAAGTTTGGTAGTGAAACTTGTCCTCCTGGTAGCAAGCGTTATAATCTTGCTAAGACATTTAAGAAGATGGCTAAGGAGGAGGTAGCACAGGATGATCCTGCTTTAAACTCAAAACAAAAAAGAGCAACTCAAATAAAGAAGCAAGTTCTTATGAAGAAGTTGCAAGCAGTGAGAGCTGGTAGTGAGGATATAGTTGCTTCACATACTCTAGATGGTGATATGGTAGAAGGTTATCAGAGAAATCCTGAAAGAGATACTAGAAGTGCAAGACAAAGGAGGATGGATGATCCTGATACAGGAATAAATTCTGCAAAGTTCAGAGCTTTTATGGCAGCTCAGCAAAAACCATCTAAGCCTAAAAAGAAAGTTGATGAAGCAACAGACAAAGCATTTGAGTATGTAAAGAAACAGATTGCTGCTAAGTATGGTAAGAGTGGATATGTCAGTAAAGACAATCCACGTAAACCACAAACTGCTGCTGAGAAAGCAAAGGTTCGTGCTCATCAAGCAAAAGTTGATAAGGAGAATGCAGCAGCACGTGCTAAAGACCCATCACAGGGTCGATAT